TATTAGGGAAGTGTGAGAGAACCCTTGACCAAAAAAACTTCCCAAATGGGTTAAAATACTCTTTCATTTCTTTTTCTTCTTAACTGCCAAGAATCCACTTCTCCATGCAACGTTCCAGGAGACAACAGCCCCTACAAGAACCCCGATGATTAGCCCGATGATAAAGTTACCCATAATCTCACCTCCTTCCTGTGCTTATTAAGGCAGCAAGTGCCTTGATTAACAATTCCCTTTTTTCCTCCGTGATAATCATTGCAAAAGGCTCTTTTTCAGAATTTTTCAAAACTACATAATCACTGTATTCATCAAACAATTCACTAATAATCCTCTCTGCATATGACATCTTTATCCTCTCTTCAACGAAGTAAACCAATCAATGAGCTTGGCTAATATCCCCCCGCCCAGGAGTATAGTGCCTATTCTATAAAGCCAGGTATGGTGCTTCTCATGTGCCCCCTTCCATCCATCAAGAGTGCCTATCGCTTTGGAGTTAGTATTTACCTTGTTAATCATATTCTTTATCTCTCTACTTGAATCCTCATACCTACGCATAAACTGCTTCCACTCACCCAAAAACTCCATCAGGAGGTCTCTTGTGCTATCATCTTTTCTATCTCTTTTCATAGCTTTCTCCGTTTCCAATTCATACTATCAGAACCTCGTTTAACCCAACTATCATCTGCCTTTGCCTTTTTAGCCCAGGTTGTATTACCTGCGTCCTGTTTAACCCAGCTTTGATGAGATATAACCTCTATACTATCCTTGAAAGCAATTTTTTCATAAGGGATAACAATATCCTCTCCCTGCACAAATGATAAGGTTTCTGTTAGCACTATCTGAGGGGTATAAGTAAGGTTAAAATTTATATGTGAAGCCGAGGGGGTGGTATATGCTTCTACCCCGAAATTAACACTGTCTCCGGCAGGTGGGCTATATGCTGGCATTATATATCAACCTCCGCAGGGGTAATTGACCAATGACTCTCTGCCCTATATTTTTGCCCCCCTGATTCATATTCCACGCATACATGGTAAGTTTTGCTACTATCCAGCTTACTAAAATAATAATCCCCGTTTACATCTGTTGTAGTTGTATCCACCACTGTATCAGTAGCTCGGTCTATCAAGAATAATTTCGCTCCCTGCACTCCTACCCCATCTTTAGTTACCTTACCTGAAATCCTTAAATCCTTGGTAGTAAATGAAGTTTCACTACTGTAATCACTCCATGCTGGCAAAGCATTATCATCCTTATACCTAACATGCCAATAATAAGTAGTCCCGGAGCTTAACGCTGTAGAAAGTGTGATAGAAGTCAAATTAGTAGCATCTTCCCCGCTATCAAAAACAGGGGAGGAGTAATCCCCGCTTGTGGTAGTTACTTGCCACTGCGAGGCGGCATGTCCATCCCCATCAGGGTCGGAAAATGCACTTGCTTGTAATGTTGGGGTTAAGGATACCCCAGTAGCTCCGTTAGAAGGGGAAGAGTTGGTTGGGGTATCGGGAGCGGTATTGCTGACCTCCTGACTCCCCACAGTGTAGAAGGTGGAGGGGGAGCTTTGGTTGTTGTGGGTGGTGGAAATCCAGTCGGCGGAGCGAGGTGTGTTTGAAATTCTAACTTCGTCTAACACACCATCAAAAAATAGTGAGTATAACTCAAGATTACCGAATAATAGAGAGTATCCACTATCATTTAAAGTCCCAGAACCAGAAGCGGATGCGACATTAGAACCGTTTAAATATAATATAGCGGAAGAGCCATCATATGTCCCTACCCAATGTTGCCATACATTCGTAGAGTAAGAATAACTGGGCTGTATACTACTTCCTCCACTAAAATATACCTCCCAATACATCTTATTATCACTATATAAATCAAGAACATAAGTATCTCTTTTAGCAACAGGTCTCTGTTCGGTTGAGGCTGCATGAGTATAAATCCAAGCTTCGACTGTGATATTACCAGATATATATAAATCACCGAATTTAATATAATCATCAACCCCATCAAATTCTTGTCCTTTACCAATTTTAGAATTCACCCTTGTCGGAACGTATGATGATGTGCCTCCTCCTCCTTGTCCATCATTGGCGTTAGAAGTAGAATCCTTAAACTCTCCCACAGTGCCATTCCCAGACTCCTCTAAGTGCCATACCCCCATGAAACTACTATCCCACGTAGTAGTGTCGTTTGTCTCCGAAGCCGAAGCATAACCATAATAACAATAAAAATCAGTATCGGTAGAGGATGATAGAGAAGTGGCTTTGAAATGTAGCTCGCCGGTCTGCGCTGTTGTATCTATTGAGACTAACTCACGGGAAAGTTTTGTTGTACCATTTGAGGAGGTTATTACTATATCTGAGCCATCGGATTTTACATTGCTAAAGAAATTTGAGCCCAAGTCTGCAAGATTGACATAAACGGGATAATCGGTAAGGTCTGCGCTTACTTTAGTAGCATTAACAGTTAGCTTTTTTCTGTACTGCCAACTTGAATTATACCAAGCCATTTTCTACCTCTAAACTATAAACTCGTGAACCAGTGTTGTCCCCTTCTGATAAACCAAGGCACGCTGTTCAATAATCCCGCCTGATTTTCTTATGTACACCTTAACCACTGCATTAGCGGGATTCTGTGAAACGCTCTCCACTATCGCACCAACTACCACTCCCGCCTTAATTTTGTTATTTAGATAATCAGTAACCTGCTGAGCGAAAGTAACCGGTGCGGTGGGCGTAGTAACAGGGTCGGAATTAAGCCAGTAGGCCGCTTCATTAGCTGTTCCTTCATTCTCCACATAAAACCCGATATTCCTCCGCACCATCCTATCGCCATTTTTCTCATAAACCCCCACTACATACCAGGTAATTCCGTCCTCCTTCCTCTGTTCCTGCGGAATTTGCACTTTATGAAACTTCTGAGCCAGTTTCCCTAAAAGCTCCTGCTTAGTCATATCATCCCTCCCTTTAAGATGTTGTTACCTGAACCTTAACAATTATTTGCAGGGTATCCCCTGCGTCCCAATCCCTATATTTACTTCCCGTTAAAATTCTACATAGCATATACCCGCCGGAGGAGGCATTAAAAATACCGCATTCCTTGATTGTTTCCTGCCCTGTATAGCCGGAAAAAGTCCTTGTAAAAACAAGGGTATCATTGGTCTTTGTAGTAGTTTCCCTGCTAATAGTAGCCTGCTCCCTATGAGTTTCATTCCCCAGGGTAGTATCGGTTGATTGAGGGCTTGTATCATCTGTGCCAATAGCCATATAAGTAAATGCAGAATCCAGGCCTCCCAATACTGCTGTTATGCCTGCTATCCCATTATCAACTATTAAATCCCCCTCTTTACATCCGTATAAATCCCCCAGCTTATCAACCAGCTTCCCGTTTAGGTAAACCTCAATGCCATGCTTAAATTTAATCCTCATTATCTTCCCCCATTTCTTTTAATACTTCCTGCATTTTAAGCCTAAGTTTCTTTAGTCTCTCCTCAAGATTTTTAGTTCCTTCTCGCCGTTGTAGCCTTAAAAATTGTCTTCGTAAATCCCACAACTTATACCTCAATCTTCTATTCTTAGTTTCCCTTAAATAAATCAGAGTGGTAGGAGCTAAAATAGTAGTCCATAACTTACCAACATCTTTTTGCAAAGCTCTAATTGCCTGTTGCTTTCGCTTGTCTTTTTCACCGTAATCATCTATCCTGCGTGCTATTCTTACAAGGCTCTTAAATGAAAACGACAAAATATCTTCTGCAATCTTTTCTGAATTATCAAAAGAGTTCCATATAGGGCTTCCATCGGGCTGCCGGTTCTGTAATAAGTTAACCCCCAATAGCCATAAAGGGTGTAAATCCCATTTAGCCCTATTGATAAACCCTGCAAGCTTGTCTGGGTCTTCTGGAAAGCCCTTCCACCTGTGGTAATATCTTAACCATACATTATCAGGAGTAGGTATATAAACAACCAACTCTTTCTTTTCTCCCTTTTCGTCTTCCACTTCTTTTACATATCTCAGGCCAAAATCCTGTTCCTTAAACCCCAATTTCTTCATTAAATATCTTCTTCCTAAAATACTACCTATTAACACAATTAAACCTTGTGCTAAAAGAATATCCCGTTTAGAGGACTTTTTAAGCAATAATGCTCTTCCTACTACTTTTGCAAATGATTTAATCATAGAGAAAAAAGCTTTACTCATCACTATCTTGAAAACCGGAGTAAAGAATATCTTATTTAATGTTTTCCTGGCTTCAGGAGGAAGAGAGGCATAATCACCATGGAATAATGCGGTTAATTGCGCTGCCTCTTTAGGAGTATAACCTTTAGCCCTGAGATAATGGTAAGAAACTAAGCGGGGGAATTTATCGCTAAACCCCCAAGCAATTTGCCAGAGAGGACGATAAATGGCATCAGTGGGAACTTTTAGGTTTTGCTGGATATATTTAATAGCCCTCTTAATAAATGATGTCTCCTTAAGAATATCAATATCTTTTTTGAAATCATCAAAAGGCGGCAGATAAGGCTTTGACTGACCGCCATATTCAAGGAAATTCCAATATTCATCGTCTTTTTTTGCCATAGACCTTACTGCCCTCATAACATATTTAGGTAACGTAGGAGTACGCCAGCTACCAAGCCAAATACCCTGGTAAATATTATAAACACCCAAAAACATTGGGTTGTCAAATTGCATAAGTTTAATATAGCCAAGTGGCCTATTTAAAATATATCCTTTACGAACATTAAAAAGGAATCGTTCCAGGTACTCCATAAAAGCTGGATGCACCCGATAACCTCTTAATTCAGGAATTAGCTTGGCAGGAGGAAGCACCCAATCTGCAGGGGCTTCACTCATTGGCTTTACTAATCCTTCTTTTTTTGCATTGAGAAAGATTTCAGAAAGTGAATACATCCTACCAACTTTATTAGAGTAAGCTGCTATAATGTTTCTAATATCTGTATCTTCAGGTTTAATTATCCCCTGCTCAATAAGGTAATTAGCCAAAGACCTTAAGTCTACCGTTTTTCTTTTCCTGAAAAATCTACGCATAACTTTTGGTGCGTGTTCGGGATAATTCTGGAATAAGTCCTCAAGCCACACCCTCAAAGGTAAATGAACATATTTAATTTTATGCTTTTTTAGAAAACGAATAATTGCCTTGTTATCTTTTATCTTTTCTTTAATATTGTTAATAACTTCTTCTCCTTTAGCCGATTTCAAAGTTCTTTCCAAATGTAAATTTTCATTCTGCAACCTCTTGATTAAACTCTGTGGCCAAGGTTCTACTATTATGTTATATTTCTTAAGCCTTTTAGCATGTTCATCAAAGAATTTTCTTACTAATTGATAAGCTGGTGATAATCGCTTTCTTTCTGCAGGAGAAAGAGGAGCAAAAAGCGTAGGTTGTGAAGCAATAAAAGTAACTTTTCTGTATTCATCTGGTGTCAATTTTAACTTAGAAAGTCTATCCACAGTTACCGCACCCCTATACCTCTCCGCTTCGCTCCTACTAAAATAATTCTTGATAGAAAAGCCAGTTTTTGGCGCACCTATATCAATAAATGGTTTTTCAATATCAATTTTTGAGGCAAGTCTGTTTAGGGATTCTTGAATTTCTTTATTGTCAGGAATTCTAATAAACCCGCCAATCTCAAGCGGAGGCGATGATAGCTCCGCCTCCCTCAACTCTTCCAAAGATACGCCCTTTTTCCTAATCACATCTGCCAAGAGCGGTGATTTTTTCCTTACCCCTAACTCAGGCAGAGGCACTTTCCCCTCAGCCTTTGCCTTCTTCAATGTTTCCTGGATACGCTTTTCTACCTGGGAGATTACATCTGGCTTAGATTTTACGGCTTGGGGAAAGATTATATCTTTTGGATTATATCTTACTTCTTTTAAGCCTCTTTCCCCTATCCTTGTTGGTTTTGCACCTCTCTTTACTTTTGCAGTCAAAATTTTAATATTATCTGGATTAACTTGTTTTAATTTTTCTGGGTCTATTATCCATACTTGAGGTTTGTCTGGAAATTTCTCTGCATAAGTTTCAAATCTTTGATATGCCTCCTCAATATACTTGGGAGTTTGATATACTTTCTTCCCATAAGATTTTTCTAAGTCAGAAAATGCTTGGTCAAATAATTTAATATCTTCAGGTCTTTCACTCAATACCTCTTTCCGTAAACTATTAAAATCAAGTTCACCACGCATAATACGGGTTTGCCGTTTTAATGATTTCTGAATTTTTGTGGCAATATTTTTATCGGTTGTAAAACTAATATCTTTACCTTCATGTTCACCTAAGCGTCCTAATCCAACACCTTTTATCCCCGTAGTAACATGGTATAGAACCTGTTCTTTTTTAGGCTTCCCAAACTTCTGCTTAATCTCTGCCAGCTTCTTGCTAATATTCTCAGGGGTAGCTTGCTTAATCGGTAGGTAAGCAGTGGAATCACTTGTAGGCTCATTAAACACCACATACGCATTCTTATCATCAAGCTTTTGTATCCCTTTCCACTTACCCCCTGCCTTCTCCACCATAGACTTTAGCTTGGTTTCATCAGGCTGGCTAACTTTAGGTTTTTGTTTTTGAGCGGTAGGAGCTTTTATCTCCGGTGCAATCCCCACCCCAGGCTGTGGTTTAACCAAGCCTGCTATCCATTTATCTGCATTTGCTAAATCCTTATCGCTTAACCTACTTATCCGTCCCCAGGGAGTGTATTTATCGCCATAGGTTTTGAGTAATCGTGTTCTAAGCTCAGAGATTGGTGGAGAAGTAATCTGAGGCTTTACTTGTATTGTGGTAGATGGGGCTTCCGGTCTCCCTATCTTTCCTTTTGGTATCACGAGCTTCTTAGCTTTCAAATATCTTACTGCTTCTCTCTCTAAAGTAGTCCCTTTAGCAAATCTAACTAAATCTTTTTTATGCACTCTTAAAGGTTCTTTCAGCTTACCTGCTTTCCCTAATTTATTCGCTAATTCCTCTAAAGTCTTTTTTAATAATCCTTGTTTAGCAATATTAGCAGTAGCATTTAATAAAGCTATATCTGCAATATTCTCAGCAAGATTGCTGGCTATTTTAATCGGAGTAGGAGTTTCTTTAGGAAGCAACTCTGAAAGCATGTGTATCTCTAAAGGAGAGTATCTCCCACTTTTTTTTGCATTGTAGATAACATTCTTAACTTGATTTAGCCCTTCCATGAAGAGAGGGAAATACCAATTTCCAGTGATTATCGCAGGAGCATAAAAAGCTCTTCCCATTACATTATTAAGGCGTTTCTGTGCCTTCTGCAATTCTTCTAACCCTTTCTCCCCATACACTTTTTTTAGAAGTGGTCTAACTTCAAGGGATACTCTATAACTCCACTCTGGTAATCCTGGTTTAGGAATTTTCCCCCAATCAACCTTCTCCTCTGGTCTTGGAGCTCTTATTTCAGGAATTACTTTCTCTTGAGTAAGTGGTTTAATTTCAGGTGTAGGCAATGGAGTAGGAATATCATAACCTTCAGGTACTTGTGGAGGAGTAAAAAGGCCAGCACCATTGCTATACTGCATTTTTAATTTTTCCACTACTTCTTTAGGGATAGGTTCATACATTTCTTTAAGTCGTTTCTGTATATTAGAAGGCACTGGAGAATATAAAGGGTTATCATTCATTTTATAAGCCCTCTTTTAACTAATTCTTCATAAGCTCTTCTATCGCCTTTAAGTGCATCCTCCCACAATTGCTTGCTGGTAATAGTAGAATAATCCATTCTTCGTTTTCTCCATCGTGAGAGGAAACTCTGCTTACTATCAGCATGCGCTTTAGGTTTTGGCTTAGGTCTTGAGAATGTTTCATCCAATGCTTTCTTTATATCGGGGTCATTTATATCTACTTTAAATGCTTTGATAACATAAGAAACCATCTGATTCTTATTACCAACCTCAAGGGGGCCGAAATCTGTGGGGATTGTCTTAGATTTAATCATTGCTATTGCTGCCTGTTTATTTAATTCTAACTGCTTACTCTGATAAGGTGTTAAAGTAGGCTGTTTCTGCTCTTTAATAAACCCCTTAGCTCTCAAAATCGCCCTTTCAGCCTCATTAAGCGGCGGTCTCTTAGTAGTAATTGGTACATTCTGAAACTGTGGAGTAATACCACCAACATCAAGCGAAAGGTTCTTAGTCTGCACCTCAGGTTGCATTAACTTTTCCAGGGCACTTTTTTCAAGCCTTTGCTCTATACTTTCAGGTTTCGGCTTCTCTGTCTCTTCTGCTATTACTTCAGCCTCTCCCGTTACCGGATTGATTTTATAAATTTTATTCCCCAGCACTCTAATTGTCCCCTTAACCGGCTCTGGCAACCTACCAGTAGCTAAGAAAATACGTTTATCCCTATCATTAAGCCCTAAGCTATTGGCAATCTTCTCCCGCTTTTGCGTTTCAAGTTTATTTCTTAGTAAAGTAGGAGCGATAGTCGCTGCCAACTTACTCTCTAAAGGTGGAGGAGTAAGAGGCGGTAGAGTGGGATTAAAAATATCAAATGCCTTCTTCCATCTTGGCCTTTCCTGTGTAGGTTGCTGCTCAACTTTAGGGATAACTCCAGCCTCCTGGAAAATCTGCTGTAACAATCCCTGTTCAGCCCGCCTTTGTCTCTCCGCTTCAATCAACCCCAAAATATTTGCCAAAACATTGCTGGCCATCACCCCGCCAGGAACGGGAGAGGGGTCATAAGTAAGGCCACCCATAGAAGCAGGAGGCACTCCCGCTATTCTTAGGCTTGTAGGTAATCCATTCATATCTTAACCTCCTTCAAGGGAACAAAAGCCCTCCAAGCTGAGAACCTATCCCATATCCAAGCGATGGCTGTCCCATCATTCCGCCAAGTAATGCTCCACCTAATCCACCTAAAGCACCACCCCATCCAGATTGCTGTTTACGATACATCGGGTAATGCCAGGGAGCATATCCAAGTAAGGTACTTGCAAGGCCTGATTGCATAGTGTAAGGCCAAGATTGACCTCTTAGCCACTCCTCCATCTTCTTATCCAGTTTAGCCTGCTCCAATATTCTCGGTAATGCTCCATACCTAAAAGCATAGCCCACCTGGTTATAAGGAATCTGTTGGATAGAAGGAATCAACCCTAACTCCTGCACCTGCCTTGTCCTCTCCGCCTGACTCAACTGCCCCAAAATCTGTGCAAGTCCAGTAGAAGTGCGAGCCCTCAATGTAGCTTCCTTCATCTCAGAAGGAGAGCCATATAAAGTACCACCTTTCAAAGCACCCCGTCTCATCCTGTTAATACTCGCCTGCTCTTCTCTTAAAGCTCCTTCACGTAAAGACTTGTAATATGGGGATTTATAAGGGTCATACCCACCGCTTAAACTCTTGGAAATCTCACCTTTTGCCAAATCATACAACCCGCTGTCTCCAAGTAAACTTCCTAACCTACTATAAGCAAGCTGTTCAAGCCCACTCATAGGAGCAACAGTTTCTCCGCCATATGGTTGATAAGGAGTGTTTATCCACTGTAACATCCATTTCCTTATCTCCTTTTGCCAGGGAGTCTCCAGGAGTTTAGGTTTAACTTTCTTCTTCTTCTGCTGTCCCATTTTTACCTCCCTCCTCTAATACTTTACTCATAATAATCGCCTCGTTCTTAAATCCATATTTCCTGAGTATTGCCCTCTCCTTTGTCAATGTGGTATAGCCAGATATTTTCTTAAGATTTAGGCCACGGGTATATACTTCCACTTTCTTCAATAAATCCTTTCCAACCTTCCCATCTGCGTGCCTATCAACCCAAGCTAAATCAATAAAAACTTCTTTCTCACCGGAAATTAAGTTCTCCGACACAGAACACACCACAAATCCAACAATCTTCTTATCTTTTATATAGGCAAAAACCTTTATCTCGCCCTGGTCAAAGTTATCAATAAGATACCGGAAAAACTCATCAGCAGTATAACCCAACTTACCAAAAGCACCAGTATCAACTAACCGTGAAATACGCCACAAAATATCGTAATCCTTAACTTCCACTACCACTTGACAAGCTCCTTAAATCTTCATAAACATTCAAATGCTCTTCCCGTAACTGCTCAAGTAACGCTTTCAAAAACTGCCTTAGCGTCTCAATATCCTTTACATCATCAGGGTCAGGTAGAAAAATCATCTTTGGTGTTTGCATTTACCTATCTCCTACAACATCACTCCAAAATACTATTCCCACTAACCGGAAAAAGCTCTTGGAGGAAAACTTAAACCTGAATACCTTTGCCAAAACATCAACGGGTAAATCCTTAACAATCACTCCTTGCTTACCAGTTTCCGATAACTCAACACTACCTAAGCTCTGCCAAACATCCTCACTATCTCGCTGTACATAAACATCCAAATCGCCGGCTACCTCAGCTTCAACATAAAGCTGTATCTTCAATAATCTTTTATAAAAAGGTAATGCTTGCTTGCCTTCTAAATCAGTCTCCACCACCATGTATGCCTCATACTCAGAACCTAAATCATTATTATCTGCATTTAGCCGGTAAATCTTACCGGAATATCCGCCGGCTATATCAATAGGATAGCCACTACTTTCACCTGTATATTTCCAGTCCACCCAATCCCAATCTGCCCAGTTATTATAAGGCAAATCCGCCCAACTTAAAGAAGCCTCCTGTATATACCAGCCAATGCAGGAAATCTCCATATCCATTACACCCCAATTATTGTTAACATAATCAAGGTCATAGATTAAAACTTTATTTAGATTATCAGAAGTGCCATAGGGGATAGCAAAAAGGATATGATTGTATTTCTCCACATAAAATGCCTGGATTACCCCTTCCTTATTCACATTGATATTACTAACAATATCATCAATATCGTTAGAAATACGCCTAACATTCATTCCATCAAAAACCTTAAAACTCCTATCAGAAGCCCAGAAATATACCCTGTCATTCTTCGTAATAATAGAATAAGGAGCAACAGTCCCTTCTGTATCCAATACAAGATTTTTATTAAAAATATCGGAAGTCTCAACATCCCAGGCACGGATAATCGCACTATCTTTGAACAGAATCAATGCGCCTCTCAAAGTAGCAAACCCCTGGAAAATACCTTCCCCCTCATATACCGTCATATATCCTGCATCCGAGCCTGAGCTTGTTCCCCAATCAGTCTCATCACTTATCCCACTCCACCGTATTCTAAAAGGATATTCCTGCCCGCTCTCTATGGTATAGCCCAATAAAACCCTTTGATTGTAAGAATATACATACCTTGCTTTATAAGGACAGGTAAGGTCTTGTATTTGTCCTGACCCTGTCCATATAACAACAGAGTCTCTCCCCCTATTAGTGGCAATCAATTTCTCATTAAAATTAGTAACACTCCAATAATCACTGTCTCCACCACTAAATGTTTTTCGTATTACATACACATCCCCACCAGATGGCACAGAATAGCCGCTCGGTAATGTGCCTGAACAGGTGATAGTATCCCCGCTATCTATACTCAAAATCTCGTACCAGGTATCATCAGAAGTATAAGGAGAAGAAGCATTGCTCAGTCTAATAAAATCTCCTGCCTTAACATTGGAAGATAAATCCTCACCAGAAGGAAGCAGGAAAGTTAAACTAAATGAGCTACCAGAGTTTTGAGTAGCATTAGTTATTACACCCTGATTATAAATCTTATTAAGAAAAACAAATCTGTTATTGTTAATATCCCTGTAAGCAATATCTCTCTTGGTAAAAACAATTAACCATTTTTCATTACTGCTCGCCTTATCATAGTAATAAAGAGTCAAGATAGTATCAGGGAAGCTATAACTAAACTCATAACTGCGCTTTTTCACCCGCCACACTTCGCCCTTTTGAAAGAAGCAATCCTTAATATCAGGAGTATATGCCTCTTTAAGCAGAATACTGGTAATATCCAGCTTTAACCCAAGTGTAGGCGAAAATATCCCGTAAGGTCTAAGCGCCATTTTTACTTCCTTTCAAAATCCATTTCCCTTCTTTCTTCAACTCCCTGATAGCAATTTCCCTTAGCTTCTGCCTAATCAACTTCTCAGCCAGGTGTTTTCTTGATAAGCCCTCATCCTCAACCTCAATCTCTTTCAATGACCGCTTAACAATCTTACCATTCACCACCTTTGCATACTTAGACAGATGCTTTCCTTGCCGAATCAGTGGATAATCTCGCATTCTGCCAGGGATTTTTAAGAGAGCTTGATTCTTCCCCACCACAAAATCACCATTATCATCATAAGAAAGAATCTTACCTGTTGGCTTATCATACAAAATAAACATATCTATCCCCCTTTTATTTCCAGGCTAATATTCTATAATATCCAGAAGTAGCTAACTCACTGTAAGAAGCATCAACATCATTAACGTGAGCAGGAGACACGTAAGAATGGCATCTCACGTAAACATTGGTAGCATCAAACCCAACAATTGCACCTGCATCACCATAATTGGTTATATTCATTTGTCCAACAATAAAGTTCTTACCACTACCATCACTTTCCTTGTCGTAAAGCACTACAATCAGCTTAGGTCTTGCGCTTAAACTATGCGCCTTTGTATAAAGAGTATTAGCCGTTACTGCAAACCACCCACTATCATAATCAGGAGTGCGAGATAGCAACGGTGATACTGCGTCATCTACATACTTTTTAGGGGCAAACTCCTCATCCGCTGTGGGGTCGGCATAAGTCTCTATCTTAGGATTTGAGCTAAAAGTTTTAACCCCTGCAATTGTCTGGTCGCCAGTAAGTTTTACAAATACAGCAGGGATTTCAGCTTCAGCAATATTTAACTTCCCCTCAGAAGTTAGCTGTTTAATGTTTCCATTCTCATCACGCCAGAAAAGCTCTGGAATATTATTTACATTCTTAGTATAGAGAATACCTATATCTGTCTCAGCTAAAATATCGGAATCCTGCTTTATAAGTCTAACTTTCTTATGCTTACCTATATCACTTTGCCCTGTCTCATCTGAAACAAATTTATGGTCTTCTGCTAACCTCTCCCTAATAGCCTGCTTAAACTCCCTTATTCTCTGCGCACCAAGAGAGGGAGTTTCTCCTGTATCTGGCGGAACACTTTCATCCCAATTCTTAGTAAATGCCATCTTCCCCTCCTTTATATATCATTATAAGTAACCTGGTTAATCGGGAAATTATGTAATCTCTTTAATTTCCGCACCATATCCTGGTAAAGCGACAAATGCACTTTAGCCGCCGGATTATTCGCCTGCCCCTTTGCCTCATACAACTTGAAACAGCACCCCTCAATAATCGCCTCTTCAAACATATCAGGCAGAATAATATTATCTGGGTCATTTAATACTGAAGTTACAAACAGCGTAACAGTATAACTATCATCCGGTGTAGGATATAAGTATAGTACCCCATCATAAATAATAAAATACTCCGGCTCATCCCAATCCGCCTGTGTTTCATCAGCAATTGCTTCTTGGTACGCCTCAAAGTTAGCAAACTCTATTAAAGGCTCATTATCATCAATCTTGCCAAAAAGAACAGTCCTGAAATATTCAGTTATGTTATCTCCGGTAAACTCATCTATCGCATAATCAGCTTGCCCTGCAACTGTACCGGTATAAACCTCCCGTTTCAAAAATGGGAAATCAATAGTAAGGTCTAAAAGAATGGCCTTTATCAGGTTATCTATACTACTCTCTGCCCTACCAGTACGGGAATTAACCTCGGAAAGAATATTATCTTTACTTATCGCCATTTACCTCTCCTTTTAATCTTCTTGAGGCCTGGGTATGTAAAATAACCGGCCTCTTGATATGCGGAGGGAGTTTCCCATCATGCCGAACCACTGCACAGTATTCAACCGGCAAATGATAAATTTTAAGTTTATCCTCCCATCGCCTTAATGCCCGTTCCATATTCTTCTGCTCCCATTCCGCACTTCTATTATTCTCCTCAATCCAATCCTTTAGAAATGCTATTACCCTATCGTTATAATTTACCCATAGAGTCCCACTTAAAGCCTCTATCCTGTCGCCCTTCTTCCCACGCCATTGCAAGAACCAATCAAGCGGATGATAAGCAAAATCATAATCTGCAAGGGAAGCAAATAACTGCGGGTATTCCAATACTCTTGCATCAGCATCAAGGAAAACAACAGGCTTCTTGTGTTTAATAACCTGTTCCAGGATAAACTTAGCCTTGTAATGGGTATTCTTCTGCCAATTACCCATATTCCCTGTTCCAGATATATCATAAGCCAAGCCAACATTTTCCAAACTCTTTATCAACCCCTCTGCTTCCTTCTGGTAGCCAGTCCCTTTTGTGTAATAAGATATAACAATATAATCTGCCTTCTCATACACAAATACCCCAACATCCCCCCTAATCCCTTTATAAGCGTAAGTTTTTGCAGGCCGGATATGTAAGTTAATAAGCTCATTAGCCGTCCAGATAGATTTATGGGATTCATAGGGATTGTTAGCTACAACCTTGTTACCAAGCCAATTACCCAATGGGATAGAGAGTAGGAACTTCTTCTTTGCTTTGAGAAGTAGCTTGTTTAACACATCAACAGCCGTTCTTTTACCAATATGCTCAATTACATCCCCTGCTATAATTAAATCATACGAAGGAATTTCATCTACCAAATCAACAATATTACCTACATACACATGATTATAAACCTCTTTTACCCAGGGTAACTTCTCAACATATTCCTTAAAAATCTCAACCCCATCAATCTTTAACTGCCATTCATTAGGGAAAACCCTATCGTGATGGGTCTCCAAAAATTCTCTTGCTAAAAACCCCCACTTGCCAAAGCCAATACCAACATCAAGAATTGTCCCGGGATTAGCAGTAATAATCTCACCTACCATCACACTTAAATGTTGGTGCATACTGCTCGGCATACTAAATCTCCTTAAACGGGATAACATCATTCAGCCTACTTATAGGGGAACAACTATATACCTTAAACTGGCTTTTAGTTTTTAACAATGAAAGTGCCACAAAAAACATCTGGTAATACCGTTCCAGCTTCTGCTCAAACTTTGACTTTGCCTCTCCATATCCATTATGGAAATGCGTATTATTACCAGCACACTTCAAGTCAATCCCCAAAAGGTAAATTGGCGAGAAACCCATAATAACTGCAAACTGCAGGGCACAAAACCCGCTATTCTCGCCATTCCTAAAATCGCTAAACTTAAACCCTATCCCATTAGTTTTGTAACTCTTAATAACCACATCAAAATCTTGTAGCTCATACTTTAGATTAAAACGAGTATCTACCGGTAAGCCATTATCAAACATAATATAATCAGCATCAAGGTTTAGAACAAATATCTTGTCTGCCTGGCAGAATGGGTATGGCTTATTATTTATCTTTCGTAAAAAAGTATAATCCATGGTAATGAAGAAATCTGCCCGTGGCAGAAAATTTATTGCCTTATTAACTGCAATTACTCTCTTCCCTCTTAACTTATTCTTAAAATCAAATCCTTTTAGCGACACTCCTCCACCCACAATATAAACACTGTTATCCATAATAAAACAATTCCCGCACCCTTATCTTCTCTGCCTTAATATTCACCACTTCCCTGCTCTCCAAAACCTCATTTATATCTACTTTAGGGAACTGAGTTAAACGGGAAATAGGGGAACAGTTATAAATATAATCATAGTTTTTATACACATCAAAATACTTTATCCCCCGGATAAAAGTCTCTTCCTTCTGCCCGCTTTTATTAACCAGGTCATCACCATAGAAATGCCCCCCATCCTTGCCAAAACAACAGTCATAACCAAGCAGGTAAATTGGTTTATACCCCAATGCGATTGCAAGGGAAAGCGCTATTAAACCAGTAAGGTAGCGGTGATATAATCCCTTCTTAATCCCATTATCCCCATTAAATACCCCGCTAATTTCATACCCCAAAACATCTTTATAGTCAGGTGTAAGGTTTATCTTTTGTGTAAGTTTCAAACAATCAAGGGCATCTATCTCTTTCTTGTATTTCGGGTATATATCTCTATCACTCCAAATGAGAATAGTAGGGATATAATGCTTAAACACAAAGTTTATCCCTATTGTAATCTCTCCATCCAGCCGGTGAAAATCAAACCCTTTCAAGCTGTGCCCTCCACCTATCAAAAACGCTCTCATTTTGGGGGAGCGGGGGAAGGAGAAAGGAGGCTAAAACCTTCCCCCTTCCCCTCTCATCCTTTAACTATCAGGGGTATAGCCAACATCAACAGTATAGACACCAAAGTCTTCACTGTTGAATACTGACTTCCCTACTCCAAGTATCATGTCAACTGCAACTCCCGGAATCCGCTCGTAGTCAAAGAGCTTTTCATACCAGCTCGGATACTGCCCCCAGGCTACAACTCCTGCCTGTGCCCCAAGCAGGAGACACCTGCCTACATTACCGGATTGCAGTAACTCACTCCGGTCATACTCGTGGATAACAACCCCATCCAACACACCAAGTGCGCCGGAGAATATAGGGTTTTTACTGCCACGAATATTGGCATAAAGCTGGTTGTTCTTCCATTCGGTCTCTTCCTTCAGCTCTTTCACGGCATAGGTATGTGCAAGCAGTACATAATGCTTCCCTCCGTTAATCTTTATCGGTCTGATTTTGGGAGAGGCCATACTTGCCTGCCTCTTTATCTGCCGAATGAGTGCACAAGTAAGAGTGGTAGAACTCTTATCCAGGTAACGATTCGTTGTAGGAGAGCCTGCCAAAGCGGTAACTGTAAGCTTTTCCATCTTCTCAGACAGCCATTCCTTCAGAGCATCTTTCATCTCTGTTCGGAGGTCAAACGCAGGCCTCTGCAAGTCAAGCTTTGACCGTGCCCTTACAGCATGGCCATACTCGCTCAACTCTACCCCGAAATCGTAGAAGACAAGAGACTCTTCATTCCCTTCCAGTGTAATACCTGTCTGGGAACTCTGGCCTGAACCAGTCAATCTCATGCGCAGGCCGATTGTAATCTTGTCTCCCTTTTCTTTGGTAAGGTCGGTCTTAACCTGGATAATATTATCCTCACTCTTACCCATGAATTTGGTAAGAAAGATGTCCTGCATTGCTTCTTTGAAAAGCTTTGCAGCCCAAATCTTCCTTGTTAGTGCATCGTTTTTGCCGAAATAAGTTTCAGCCATTTACACTCACCTCCTAAGTTTGTCGTGCTAACTTGTCCAATTCCTCATCAGAAAGGTTGATTAAGTCTTCAATAGAAGCACTTTCAAGACTGTTCAACCCTCCACCACCTTTTACGCTTCCTACCCCAGTTTTAGGCTTAGGAGATGTAAGCTTTGAGACAACTTCTCCCTCTGCCTGCTTCTGGAGTAATTCCCTGAACTTAGGATGAGTTAGCCCCAGCCTGTAAGCCTCTTCGGCAGGGTCTCTCGCAGAAAGTACTGCCTGCCTATAACCAGGATTGGCTTTCACCAACTCCTCAAAAGCAGAGATAACTTTGTCGTAGGAAAGGTCTTCGCCTACCTTATCAGGGGCATACCTCTCCTTTGCTCGCTCTTCAGCTATTGCCAGCTTTTCAGAAAGGATTTGCGCTCGCAGAGTTTGAATTTCATTAACCAGGGCATTGGTCTTCTCCTCTACTGTCTGCTCTGCTATCTTCTTAATCTCCGGTAAAGAACCGGTGAACTCATCGTCAGATATTTCTTCTTCAGGAGTTTGCCCTAATTCTCCAATCAAACCCTCAAGCTCTTCAACCCTTTCCTTCAGATACTGCATGTCCTGCTCGGCAAGATGACGCCGTTCTCTCTCCTTTTGCAAGTCAGCTAAAAGCCCTTTTACCTGCTTCTCTAACTCATCCTGCGGTGGAGTCTGGGGAGTAGACTCCTTTTCCAATTCTTCCGGTCTTACTTCTTCCCCCATTACGAACCTCCTGTTTTACCTCCCTGGTCGTGAGAGGAAATCTGCCAACCAAACCCCTGGCAGTATGGGGACACCCTGCATCCCGACAGGGTAAAATTCATCGTGGTAATCCTCCTACTATCTCAGCTTCTGGTATTGCACCAGCCTGCTGCTGTTTTATCTTTGCCAGCATTTCATCTTTACCTGGCAAATCAGAATATTCAAGTAACAATTCAGGCGGGATAGGTAGCCCAGCCTTAACTGCGTCAAGCAGCATATAGAAATTGGATAGCCTTACCGTTGGAGAGGTGGGGCGAGTAGTTAAGGTTATACTATACTTTCCTATCTTCTTGTTCTTGAGTAGCCCAATATCAATGTCCATTTCTTTATCTCCAACAATAGCCATTATTTCTTCATCACTGAGAATATCAGTCTTTCTGATAAACTCTAATAGTGTTTCACCTAAAACCTTCTGCGTATAGCGGAAATTATCAAAAATTATCTCCGTGGTTATCAATCCATGCTCTTTTCTCAAAAGCATTGCCCGGCCACTTTCACCCCTTTCAGGAACATATCCCAAAAGGTCAGCATTAACCCCGGAAATCTTTTTTAAGTCATCTTCGGCAAACCTTTCAAGCGTAATATGCCCGTTGCTCAATGAAGTAGGCTCAATCCTGTAAATCCCTCTATTCAACCCGTAACCCCTATTAGCCTTAACAAATATGCCAGGGGAAGAACCCATCTTTTGCAACTTCTTCTCTTCCTCCGGCTCTAATGCTCCATCCTCAACTATATAACCGGAATTGGCAGAGGTATTAAGCAAATGTAACGCCTGGCTTCTTCGCTTGTTTACTTCCTTCTGCGGGTCTATTAAATCATCAATTTCACCCTTAACATAACCCTCTACCCAATCAGGGCAGAACCGCACAAGCGGGAATTTATTAACCCCGTTGAACGGGTCTTGAATATCCTGGAGGATTATATCCCCCACAATTGTGGTTAACCTCAACACCGGCACAGTTACATAGCGAATCTCAACCGGCATCTGGGCTTTCCTTGAAAGCTCTATGATTTTATTTATCTTTGCTTCCGGCACATCTGTTATCTCTATAAGATTATTATTAGCAATCAGGAATTTTTTGGTTATGTATTCCCGCCACCAGTATTCTTTCACCAAGTACCGGTACTTACCAAAATCAGTATTCTGTAAATTATCGGTGTCCTTGTAATCATCACTTTCTACCCCTACCGCTGTTCTCTCTAAGCTGGAAATTGTAGATAACCCAACCTCAAGCTCTTTTTTCTTCTCAGGGAAATTAAGCTCTATCTGTGTTTTATCCGCCCAATAGCACCGGATAATAAACTTCGCATCTGAAAGGTCATAGCGTGAAGAGGTCGGGTCTTCATACACCATCAGTGGCGATTGGCGGGAAATAACTAAATCACCGGTAATCGGGTCTTGTGAATAGTCAATATCCAGTGCTATCCATCCCTTACCAGCAATCAGCCCATCCATAAACATCGTTGATAGTTCCCAGTCCGCATTACTCGCATCGTAGAAATATTTTAGTAACTCAGTAAAAACCTCCGCCAGCTCACTTAACCCGCCTTTCCTGGCTAATACTCGTTGCTCTTCACGGTTTTGCCTCTGGTAGCCTGAAAGGTTACGGATAATGGGACGAATCTTATTAAACGTTAATGCCGGCTTCTTCTGCCTCTTTAACGCTTGTAAATCAGCACTATCCCACTGGTATTCTCCACCCTTAACAAATTTATAGTTTCTCTCTGCCCGCTCTCGCCATTCAGCCCACTCGTCCTCGGCAGTCTTCCAGAAATCTTTTAGAGTAGAAAGTATCTCACTCAACTTAAAACCCTCTCTAATTGTGATTTTGGTTTCTTCTTCTTATGTGAAAATTTCCGCAGTGTCTTCGCAAGAATCAACCGGCGTAAAAATAATCGCTCACTCTTGGACAATTTCCCTTTCTTCGCCTTCTTCTGTAACCTGCTTATATTCTTTCTCAACAGGTCAGTAGAAATCTTTTGGCCTGCTTTTATCTTTAACATCCTGTGCAGCCCACCAGGATTTTTAATTGCCTCTTGTATCCATTTTGCCATCTTTACCCCCTATTAACTTGCTATACCCCCATGTACGAATAACTATCCTCCAGGCTCTCTTTCCATTCCCTGTACCCATCCCGCTTCTCACGCCTCACTGGCCTGGCAAACTTGAGGGCATGTAAACCCATAACATACGTATCAGCCCTGTCGGGACTCCTCCCCGCCAGCTTCTTCTTAACATCTCTCTTAGGCTCAATCAGTATCTTGCCATTCTTGATTAGATATTCCACACTTGATAACTGCTTAACAAGCTCTGGGTCATTGTGTGAAAGTGAAACTTCGCCTATCTGGAACTTTTTACCAGCTTCCCACCACATCTGTGCCCTAAGATTATAATATTGGTCTGGCACATTATCACGTGAGGCAGATTGTATATCTAACACATTCTCCCTAAATTCTCGCAACCGGCTTGCTATCCCTGCTCCAACCCCTATGCCATCTATTACGATAATATCTACATCACGCTCCCGGGCATAAATATGCAACCTTCCTGCAAGCTCCATTTCGTCTATCCGGCCAAATATCCACTCCTCCTTGATGTCGGTGTTCTCAAGGTAGTAAATCACGCTCTCATCATCCCCTCTTTCAGTCGCAGGGTCGCATACAAGTAGCTTTCTCAACTCAGGAGAGATGAAAGTGCGTGTAAGTGCATTCTCTATCCATTTCCGCTGTATCACCGTGTTGGCATTCTCAAGAGCCTCCCAGCTCCCTTTCAAGTATGCTTCTAAAAGTTCTGGACGGTGTGAGAATGCGTCTTGCAAGGTCTTTGTGTAGTTCTCTGGGAGATATGGGTTGTCGGATGGAAGTGCCTGAATAAACACCTTATCAGGAGAGTGCGAATTGATAAACTCTTCTTTCAGCCAGCACTGTGCAGGGTTGGCAGTCCAGAGGCCATGATAATCAGGGTAAACCCCATTCATGGTCAACCGGAACGTGCCCCTGAGAAGTGCCGCATCATCTCTGGAGATTTCTTCCGCTTGGTCTATGAAGAAAAAGGCAAATTCGGCAGAGTTAAATTTGCTTATCAACTCCCTGTCATCAAATCCCCCGTAGAGGATTTTTACTCTTTCCCCAATTACAATCTCTTTCTTTTGCTCGCTCAGCCTATACATTCCAGCCGGTATCATGCGTTTCCAGGTCTCCAGGGTGGTATCATTGAAATCAACCGCCCGTTTTCTCCCCATAAACCCTACGGGCACAGGATACTTGGACGGCTCAACATGGCACTGATTCGCTATCTCTATAGCCCTTACAAAGCTCCAGTAACACCCGAAAACACTCTTTCCTCCCCCCTTAGCTCCGCCATACAGCACCTCCCGCACCCCGGGATTCCTAAGCGCCTGAAAACATTTTGTCTGTTTCGGAGTGAGTTTTATCTTCATTTTCCCTGATTCCTACTAAATTTGCCTTTCAAACTACCCTCAAATTTCAATTCTATTGTCAAAAACAAAACATCCAGCACATAAAACTAAAATTAAAATTCAAAATGAATATAATTGGTCGGGTGGAAATTTTTAGGTTCAAAAAAGCCTTGTCCACATAATGAAATTTAACAAACTTAAAGTTTACATAATCCTTCTTAACCGACCTAAATGGCTCTAAGTTACGTTTTATCATCACTTACGCCCTCTTCTTCTTCTGAAAGCACTACTTCAACACTCAAATCCCGAGAAATTTCTGTGGGTTTTCCTTGTCGGAGTGAAAGAATATGATGGAGGTCTCTCATCGCTCTTGTCTTTGCTGTGAGACATGCTTTCTTTATATCTCTTCTTGAAATATATTTTTCTATCTCTACTATTCTTTTAGCTATCTTTTTCTCTATATCTTGTAGTAATATCTCTATATCTTCTTCGTATGTATCTTTCATACTCTTATTTTCTTGTCTCATACTCTTTTATAACTCTATCTTAAAACCTTGTCTATACCTATATTGTCCTTTATTATCCGAGAATTTAAAAAAAATAACTAAAATAAATAAATATATAGAGAAGAGATAGAGAGAGAAAAATAAAAAAATTAAATAGAGTATATTTTAGAGAGATATAATTTTAATAATTATAATTTAATATTTTAATTTTAACTAAGAGATTTTAACTACAGTATAATAGTAAGAGATTATTATATATTATATATTTAATAATAATATATATAATTATAGCTTGTTATATATATTAAATATTTAAGAGAGAAACGGGAAAAAACGGATAAATCCCCTTGAAACACTTGACAAAAGGTCAATAGTATGGTAGAATAGTAGTATGAGGAATAAAGGAAAACAGAGCAGGAAAAACTCCCCGTCCTGCCCTGGTGATGGAAGAGGGGGAGAGACCCGGAGGTGTGAGATGAAACACATAAATCTTGATTTCAACCAGAACCGCCCTACCTTCAAGGAGAAGGTGAGGGCAATAGAAATCACCCGCCCTTACTTCCTCGAAGGGGGCAGGGTAAGGGAGGTGAAGGACGAACACCTCAAGGGCTGTGGAGACTACTATGAGGTCTCTACAGACCTCATCACTGCCCTCAAAGAGGGCATTTACAAATATTCCCGGCCCGTGGAGCTTATAGCAGCTCCTCGTCCTGTAGACATTATCCCCACCACCTTCGTTTTTAATCACACACCCTCTGAAACCACGTTTTACGAAGCGTGGATTTTTAGAGGCGATTGGGAGGGGGGGTTCGATGTATACTTGGTCTCCCCTAGGGTGGGATACTCATTAACCCATCACGTTCTAAAACACCCCATCCTCATCTATGCGGATGAGGACACCTCGGTGGAAGAGGTTGTAAAGGCTCAAGTGAGGAGAGAGCTCCGGGAAGGATACTGTATACTTTGTGATACCAAACTCCCCGAAGAGCCTGACCATTTCGAGTGGCGGAGCTCCTGGCAGGAGGGTGAACCAGATGTGCCCACTTGGGTGTGCCCCAACTGTGAGGGGTTCAACTATGGCCTGGTGGGAAATTTGTGGACGAAGAGAGAAAAGGAGGTGTGAGATGAGAAGAATCGGAGTATGGGTAGATGTAAGGAATTACATAAAGAAGTCAGGCGAAAAAACCCAGAAAGTATCTGATAGTTTTTTACTTACTGTCAAGCAAGCATTAGAAAAAAACCTACCCAACAATTTTATAAAATTCAATCCTGATAGGATGGAAAGAAAATTTTATAGCACAACAGAAGAAGAACTAAACAATATCACAGAAAATAAACTCAAGAGTATCTTTGATAAACTCTACAATACCTATAAAGTTACAATGAGAGAAATAAGTAATTTCGCCTTTAGGTCTATTGCGTTTGAATTTGAGAAAGAAAACCCCGATAACACAATTGATATTCTTGAGATTGAGGTTGCTTATCCATCTTTTTGAGGATATAGAAGTACCTGTCCAGATACAAACCGGAGGTGCACAATGAAGGATAAAAAGCAACTAAATTTCCCCATCCCGGGGGAGATGTGGCAAGGGCTTCTTGAAAAAGCGCAGGCCAAAACCAGGATGGTGGGGAAGCAGGTCTCCATGTCCTTCCTGGTAAGGCGGGCAATAGAAGACTCGCTCACACTTGAGCGGGTGCTTTGCCCTGAGTGCGAGAACATCTTCCTTGCCCCTGAAAACTGGACGTGTTGTCCGGTGTGCGGGTTGAGAGTAGGGGAAGAGCCCCTGGACGAATTCCTTGTTGAGTAGTAGAAAAATCCCCCGTTGCGGTCATCGTGGCGGGGGTTTTCTATTCTAACCACTCATTAACTTTTCTAATTATCTCTGCACGAGGGATAAGGTGATTACTTTTTGAATGCTTGATTGATTTTAACTTCCCCTCGTATATCCACCGCCGGATTGTCCTGATGTGCCTGCCAAAAATTCTGGCAACCTCACGAGTGGTATAAAATTCCCGCTTTAACTTCCGGTAATCTACGCCCACAATACCATCCTCCTCTTTCTAAAAACTAACACATTCCTCATACTTCCTCATTCTTCCGCTGCTTTTTAGGTAGCCTCCTTCTTATCTCTGCCCGTTTCTGCTTTGTCAAGCAAAGCGCTTCCCTTTGCTCTATTATAGCCGCTTTTAACCGCTCCAGGGTATCTTTTACCCCTTGCGGTAAAGGCAACCCGAACCCCTTATAAAACTTCTCCATCTGCCTCAAAAAACGAAAGTGCGAGATATTCGTTCCATAAACCCACAATCCCACGCTCTCATCTTTAATACTAAGATTATATTGTAACCCCTTGTTTACCGTTTCCACTTCCCAGGGCGCAAATAACTTTTCTATATCCCCCTCAATCCTATGATATATTTCGTACTCAAAATCCACTTGTGCAAGTATATCTCGCAACCGTTTATAAACTAACCCCTTGAAAGGGTTCTTGTTGTGATAAATAACCCTCAACTCTTTTAAGTCCATCACTCATCCTCCCTTCTAAACTCAACCAATAATTCCGGTGCATTTTTAACACACGTTTCAAGCGTCCAGCTTAAATTCTTAGTCTGCAACCGTGCCGCTGTCCGGTAAAGCAGGGATAAAGTAAAAACTATATCCTCATTACCAATACTAAACATCTGCGAGGCACTCTTGGAAAACCGCTTGAAATTTATCCTATCCCACGCTTTTTCATTCACACCGTAATCATCTACAAATCGCTTAAGTTGTTTATAAAACTCAACGATAATCTGCGTGGGAGTAAAACTATTAGCCTTCTTCTTCCCTAACCGGTTAAGCATATCCATGAAATACTGTATCTTGCGTTCAGAGAAAAAGAAGTTGTCCTCATCTGTGAAGTAAGGCGAAGCCATTACCTGCATTTCAAGATTTTCTAAACTCACCCCTCCCGCTTTTTTAGAAGTGGGATGTATGTTTTCTTTTGTAATAGTTTCTTTTAGTTTTCTTTTGTATGTATCTTTTTTGATAACAGTTTTGTTATCTTTTTTGATACCCCCCCAGTATCTTTTTTGATAACAGGTATCTTTTTTGATACTACTTTTCCAAGTCTCGTAATCCTTATTAAACCTATATGTTCGGACGTAACTGTTATCTTTTTTGATAACACCTTTTTGGAGTAACTTGTTGAGTGCCCTAACTACTGCAGGCCGCTTCATGCCTGTCATTTTTGCGATTTGGGAGAGAGATATAGCGTCCTTCTTTTTGTGCCATCCCCAAGTCTTACGCCAGATTACCCACAGGACTTGATATTCCTGGCCGGAGAGCCGGTATCGGGCTAAGAACTCCGCAATCTCATTAGCGATGTCTATGTGTCCATTTTCCCTCTGCGGATTAGCCACGTAGCCCCCTTAGAAAAAGTAAACGGGAGTAGTGAATGGAGAGTGTCCCCCAAGATGGGAGAAAAACAGAACACTACCCCCGTTATTTTTCGCTAAAAGGAATTTATCACTCTCCATTACCTAACTCTACCATATTTCACATTCCCTGTCAAGCCCTACTTACTGAAAAAATATCTTAGGGTCAAGCTGGAAGGTTTTAATTATTTTTCGTATATGCTTGTAATTAGGCTTCCGGTTGCCCCGCTCCCATCTACACACCAGGGACTCAGAAACCCCAATCCGCCTTCCAAACTCTGACTGCGATAATCTCAGTGATAGCCTGACTTTCCTGATTATATCTTTTAATTCCATACCTCATAATATAACCCCTATTCCAAGTTGTCAAGTGCAAAAAACGGATAAACCTTTTAGAAAAATTCTTAAACCGCAGTGCTGAAAGGCCGGATAACTTTTACCGGAAACCCTTGACAAGTGAAGAACTATATGTTAATATGAGTTATGATGGAGGTTGAGAAATGAAGAAGAATAAGATACAAGAGAAAATCAGAAAGCAAATGATTTTAATTAGAAAAGCATTAGGTCTTTCCCAGGCTGAATTTGCGGAACGCCTGGACATTAGTCAAGAAATGGTCTCGCAAATTGAGAAGGGGAAGAAAAATATCTCCTTTGATTTAATAGAAAAAGTGCGAAACGCTTTCGGGGCGAGGATAAGGTTATAAGGAGGGAATGATGTTAGCGGAAGAAAAAGAGACAATCATAAACTGGACAGATGCAGATGATTTTGCCGTGGTGTATTCATGTCATAGGAGGATATGGACACGGTTAGAAAAGTTGGGGATAAAACCTGTCCGTGTTTCAAAAAGTAGAAATGGACGGGTGGATGGGAAAGAATATCATGTTCCTAAAAAGTGGATTAAAATTTCCCGGCCTCGTAGGATGAGCGAGGAGCAAAAGTTAAGAAGTAAGGAACTTATGAAAAGGTTATGGAAAGATGGGAAATTTAAGTAAGAAAAAACAAATTATAATAAAGGAGTTTTTACACCTAAAATATTTTACCCGACTACTAACACTTATTTTAAAATTTAATTTCAGTTTTAAACTGTGGACAAGGGGTTTTTCATGTTAGACCTGATATTTTTCTGGTTTTTGGAAAGCCTTTTTGCTACTTTCTGCATAGTCATAGAAGAAGGCTGGCAGGGAGTGGCGGAGAGGTTTAAGAAATTTTGGAGGGCGATATGACGGTATTTCAAAATATATTCCTGGTGATTGTGGGCACATTCGGGTTCGTGTTCGCAATTGTAACTATTGTGGAAAGTTTTAAGAACGGGAGGAAGAGATGAAATTCAAGGTAGGTGATAAGGTTAGGGTAAGGCAAGAAAAGGCGCTGGAGCGGGAGTTTGGGGTAAAGCCAAATGGGACGATAAAATGTGATTTGGTGGCAGACATGAAAAGGTTCTGCGGGCAGGTTGTTACGATTAAGGAAGTGCATTACACCAGTTATCACATAGAAGAGGATAATGGTAAGTGGGCTTGGACTGACGCTATGCTTGAAGGCTATGCCTTTGAGTATGGGGATGAGATTGAGGTGAGTAATAATGGAATGCAATGGTTTATCCTTCCTTACATTGGATATTTAGATGGCGCTGATTTTCCCTATTGTGTTGTAGTTGATTATGATGTTAACAATTTTAAAAGGGGAAAGAATTTCGCCACCTCTGGGTACAAATACGCCCGCCCTTTACAAAAGACCAGGGTGGAGGTAGAAATCAAGGTAAACGGTAAAAAGGTTGATAAACCGCTTAGCCTGGAAACTGCTAAGAGGCTGGGGCTGGTGGAGTGAGAAAGGAGAGGAGATGATGACTGAACAAGAATGGGAAGAGCACTGGGAAAAGGGGATTGAAATGTTGAAAGTAAAGGCCAGATTGATAGTAGAGGATATGAACAAGAGAAACCTCATCACCGCCAAAGAGAAGGCTAAGTGGTTCATTGAGGCCGTTGATGAAGTGATTGGCTATGGCAAGCCGAGAAGGAAGGGGGAGAGGTATGCGACTCCGTGACCTACAATTCCTGGGTAGCGGCTGGGAGAATCCGGCATTCCCGAAACAGCCGCCGGCATTTGATGATGAAAATGAGGAGGAGGTTGCCCTCTGCCCGAAGTGCAAAAGGAATGGGATAGAGAACGGCTACTGTGTGTTCTGTTTGGAGGAAGTATGAGAGAGGTATTTTTAGATGAGGCCTCACACAGGTATTATTACCTGGAAGATGATAAAAAAATATATGTCCCTGGGGTAACTACCATAAATAGTGTGTTAGATAAACCAGGCTTAAATAACTGGAAGATAAAAACTACGGTGGGTTATATCGGGGCACACCTTCCACAGTTAAGGGCGGACGATTTAACAAAAGAAAAGGCATTAGAGATATTTCGTAAGGCAAAGGAATATGCTGATGAACTGGCAAAAGAGCAGGCCGATATTGGGAAACGCATACACGATTTAATCCACCTGCACTTGCTTGGTGAAAAGGTTGACTTGAGCATTGAAGATGGGAAGGTGCAGGCTGGGTTTATCGCCTTCCTTAGCTGGCTTAACGAACATGAGTTTAAGCCTATTGCAACCGAAAAGGTTGTATACCATCCAACGCTGAATTATGCTGGGACACTGGATACGGTGGGGGAGTTGGACGGTAAGCTAACTGTTTTGGACTGGAAATCAGGGAGTGGTATTTACCTTGAAAGCTATTTACAAATTTCTGCTTATGTAAAGGCATATGAGGTTATGAGCGGGAAGCAGGTGGAGCAGGCTTTTATCATTCACCTTGGCAAAACCGATGGTAGTTTCCTGCCTTATGAGGTTAAGGATATTGAGACCCCGTTCTCCCTGTTCCTTGCCTGTCTTACTATCTACAACGGCAAGAAAAATATACAGAAGAATATCAAGGAGGTTAAGAGTGCCAACAATTAAAAAGACAGATTTTAAGGAAATCAGAATAGAGAAGAAGGAATATAAAGGCTATAAATACATTGATATAAGAACGTTCTACAAGGACAAGGAAACGGGAGAATGGAAGATAAGCAAGCAGGGTGTAACGATACGCCCTGACCAGCTGGATGATTTAATAGCGGCTCTATTTGAGCTAAAGGAGGAGTGATATGGTGAAGGAGAAGGCTACTGAGGTTGTAATTTACAAGGACGCTACCTTACCCTCTACCCAGGAGGTTAAGCAACGGTTGCAGGCAATACAGAATTTTCAATCCTTAGTTAGGAAAAGCCTAAAAGAGGGGCATGATTTCGGGAAAATACCCGGGTGTGATAAGCCATCCCTATTAAAGCCGGGAGCGGAGAAGATTGCTAAATTGCTGGGGTTGAGTGATGAGTATGAGATTCTTAATTCTGTTGAGGACTGGGATAAACCATTTTTCCACTATACCGTGAAATGCACACTACGTAACATTGCAAGCGGTAAGATTGTCTCCACGGGATTGGGGAGTTGTAATAGCAAGGAAAGCAAGTATCGGTATAGGTGGGTATTTGAGAGTGAAGTGCCTGCTGGGATAGCAAAAAACACGTTGGTGAAGAAGCTAAAAACAGCTAAGAGTGGGAAGAAGTATTATGTTTACAGGATAGAAAATGATGATATATACAGCCAGGTAAATACCTTACTAAAAATGGCAAAAAAGCGGTCTTTGGTTGACGCTGCCCTCTCCGCTGGACGGCTTAGTGAATTGTTTACCCAGGATATAGAGGAATTTGGAGACGTGATTGATATAGTGCCAGAAACCCCACTCCCCAAAGACGCAAAGGTTACAGAGAACTTGGAAGTGCAGGAGGCACAGGAAATTGTAGGGGAAGAACCAGAGCCTACCGCTGAGGAGATAGAGAGAGAAAGTAAACGGCTAATAAAAGTAATTCATACCCTGCTTTCTGTTACTAAAGTGCCCGATGAAGAATATCGTGAATTCCTTAAGTATAACTTTAATAAGAAATCATCTAAGGAATTAACCAACGATGAGAAACAGTTGGTAGTGAACTGGCTGGATGATATAGCAGGGGTGCAGGAAAAACTAAAAGAAGAACAGAAAGAAGAGCCTACCACCAAAGAGGAGGAAATATTTGAAAACGACAAGGTGAAAGTGTATATCGCTCCCCGCTTTGACAGGGACGGCAACCCCATTCCCGAACTGTGGTTTGAAAAACTGCCAGGGCTGGGCGAGGAGTGGGTAAAAGATGGGGCTATCTGTGTATCAGAACTGTTGAGGAAACACCCAAAGATTGCAAAGCCTTACCTGTCTATGGTGATTAGCCCATCACTTCCTGAGAAGTTTAGCGAAATTCTAACGGAAAGCATGGAGAGAAGTAAAAATGAAAACTGAAACTGCTGACTTAGTTTTAACTACCCCTGATATGCCCCCTACCTGGAACAAATTCATGCGTATGCACTGGGCTAAACGGAGGGAGTTAGGGGGTATTTGGAATTGGGTAATCTATGAGGCCTTAAATCGTGCAGGGATTAAAGGTTACCCCCAAACACAGTATAAGAAAGTGTATGTGGTATTTAGCTACAAGGATAATATCAGGCGAGATAAGGATAATGCGAACATGAAAATTATTCTTGACGCCCTGAAAAATAGGGGACTCATTAAAGATGATAGCGTGAAGGATATTGAGGTAAATTGGGATGTGAAGCTAAAGCAGGAAAAGAAAGAGTTAAAAATATATCTATGGGAAGGAGGAGAAAATGCAGACTAATTGGGCGGATTTAATCTTATTTAGCCCCTACCTGCCACCTACGGAACAACGGTTTTTAGAGATGTCCTGGGAGAGGCAGTTGGAAATGAAGGGTATCTGGAACTGGGTGATTAAGGATGCACTGAACCGGCAGGGGGTAAGCGAGTGGAAGTGTTTTAAGCAGTGTTGTGTAGAGCTTTGTTACCCGGGGAAGGCGGAGGCCAGGAACGAAGAGCTTGTTATCGGTGCTTTGAAACGCTGGGGGCTACTTGCAGAGGACGGAAAGGTAGATGTTAAGTGGTTAGTTAATCAGCCTAAAAGGGGATTGAGGATATACTTATGGGAATAAGGAGGGTGATAACATGAGAGTAAAGAGTATTTATGAAGGTTGTAAACAAGTGAAATGGACTAAGAAGTTTAAGGCTGGATATATTCTACAGAGAGAATTGGTAGGGAATGTTTGGATGACTGTGGCATATAACCATGATGGAGACTACATCGGCAATAGTAAAACTGCTCATTTTCTCTGTGTTAAAAAGGGCATTCTCCCAGAGAAGGCGCACAAGAAAGACCGTGTTTGTAGTATTGGGTTTTGTAAAAAAGAGCAAAAATGGTATGGGTGGTCGCACAGGGCTATATTTGGGTTCAAAGTAGGAGATAAAATACAATATAATCCAGATTTGGTGATACTTTCTCACGGCTGGCTTGAAGGATGTATGGCGTATGAAAAGGAAAAGCAGGACATAGAAATAGTGAGAGGATGGTTTAAGAATGGGTGGTTGCATATAGATTCTGAGGAGAAGGCGAAGTTTTTAGCGTGTAGATTTGCAGAAGCTGTGGGGTAAGCAAGAATGGGAAGGAGCAAGTTAATAACCTTGAAACTACGAGGGCAACCGGTGAGAATTGACCCCGTGAGCAGGCGGCTGTATATCAAGATTCATAGCCCGCATGGTAAAAAGTTTTCGCTAAACGACCGGATACGGGGCTACCTGGCGCAGGGGTATAAGGCAGTGGTGGATGTGGACGGGAAAATCCTCACGCTTAACTTTATGACCCCTGTGCTTTTCAGGGAGAAAGTGCCCTCAAAGTTTCCAGACGCTCCCCCTTGGTATCGGTTCTGGTATGCGATACCTGAGGAGGAGAAAAGGCAAAGGAGGCTGTTTTGAGTAGGGTAAGCGAGATTAAAGAATTAGAGTTATTACTTTATGATTGTCTCCGCCAGGCCTGCACTGTGAGTGGGGATAAGGGCGACTCTTTCGGTGTATCTACATATGCGAGAGGGTTGAGGTTTTTAGCCCGTGTTGGGTCATTTAAAATTGAGTTTGATTGCGGACGAAGGGTTGTTGGGAAATGGATAGATAAGGGAGGAGAGAGATGAATTATGATATTTTAAAACCTTGCCCATTTTGTGGTGGGACAGATTTAATACGACCTCTTGACATTACTACTATTGTATTGAGATGTACAAATTGTGGTGCAACAATAGAAAATAGATATGCTACAATATTGTTTAGTAAAGAAGATTTACCGCTTGAATTAAAACCTCATTCTTATTCTCCAAATAACTTAGTTATTGATGGCAAATCAGCCTCAGAATCTGGCTATATAGGAGTTGAAGTTACAGCAAGTTTAAAATATTATGGGGTTGTAAAAGACTGGAATAAAAGAGAAGTGAGGGGAGAGAAATGAAATTAGAGGAGAGGATTTGTATAGAAATAAGGTCTCTTTTAACTGAACTTAGTGCAATTAGGGCAACAGCAAAGAATACAGAAATTGGGGAGCAATATAAGTGTTGTAGAAAAGAAGAAGAACTGGTAGGAAAATTTATTAAAAGAATTACATCGGAAATGAGAATTGGTAATATTGACCTGGCGAAATATAAACTTGCTTATTTTCGGGGTGATAGCCTTTCCAATTCCATGGTATCTCAAGCAGAGGTTATGTCCCTTGCTGAGGCCGGGCTATTAAAAGAAAAGCCTATGTTAATAATAGCCCTAATCCCCAAAGAGGCTAAATTAACAGATTGTTGGGGTGATGATTGGGACGATGCTCCGGCGGATTGTAATGCATCAGGGCTTAATAAATGTCCTGAAGGCACGATATTTTTAAGAGGGCAACTTGGAGAGGAGTTGAAAGTTGAATGATAACAGGTATGGAGGTGAAGTATGAAGAAAAAAATCAGGATTGAAGCGGAAATTTATACAGTAGGGAAATATTGTAGTTCTAAATGTCCATATATCATGCCTGATAACTACATATTATTTATGTCAACCTGTAATCTATTCTCCTTTTTAGGCGGGGAGAAAGTTCTTTTACAGAAAGATGGATTGAAATGTTTTAGATGTTCAGCATGCCTACATGCAGAAAAGGAAGAGGTGAAGGATGATACCAACGACAGGAAAAAGGAAAGATAAGTTTTTAGATGATTATCGTGAGCATTACAAGAAAATGCTTTTTTAAGGAGGAGTGAAATGCGAGTAAAATGTGCAAATTGTGGGATGATTTATGATAGAGTCCCTATTTGTGATATGTTTCCAAGTATGGGCTACCTTCCTTGTCCACGATGTGGCAGTAATGCGGCGGATGTTATCCATCCACAACCATACAGATGGTCAGCTTCTACCGATTATACCGAGCCGTTGCCAGGATATAAAGAGGAGGGTGAAGGATGGAGATTGAAGAATTTAAGGAAAGGCTTAGAGAATGTTTGGTAGATGCAGATTATTTGTTAAGCTGCGAAATTGAGGCATTATTTGAGTTTTTTAAGGAATATGCCAAAACCTACGCCCGTTCTTTAGTGCCTAATGAAATGAATTGTGAATGTAGCCCACGGGAAGAAGCCTGTTCGTGCGGGGCAGGTATTTGGAATGCCTGTAGAGAAGAAATGTTGAGAAGGATGGGGAGGAGAACGATGGATAAAGTGAGTATAGTTCTTGCAAAAGTCAGGGAAAAGACGGTTTTATGTGATACATGTTATCAGGAATGGGCAACCACAATATTAACCAGAATTAAGCCAACATCACGAAAGGATGTATATCAGGCAGATTGGAAGTTTTTATGTGAACAGTGTAAAAATCAGGAGGTGGAGAATGAGAGAGATTAAGTTCAGGGGTAAAAGAAAAGATAATGGTGAGTGGGTTTATGGGTATTATTATAAAAACCCTTACAATCAGAAGGTTTATATTATAGACCTGAAAGATAGTGGCATATTTCCAGTGGGTAATATTATCCCGGGAATTGTGGGCTATCATGAGGTTTTTCCCGAAACCGTTGGGCAATATACAGGGTTGAAAGACAAAGCAAAGTGGGAGGAGTTGAGGTTAGAACAGAGAGAATGGTTGGATAAAGGAAAAACTAAAGAAGAATGGGAAGGTAAAGAGATTTATGAGTGGGATATTGTGAAAAAGGTTTCCCATGATGGGTTCAAGATGTGGAGTGAAATAAAAGAACCAGTGGGAATGGTAAAGTTTAAAAATGGGTGCTTTGTTGTTGGAGAAATGGATGTTTCTCTAAGGGCAGTCAGATGTAAAATAATCGGCAACGTTAGTGATAATCTTTGGTTGTTGAAGGAGAAGGGAAAATGAAAAGGGCGTTGGTTAGAGAAAGAGATTTTGAAATAGGTCTGTGGCATATTACTAAAGAGGTTAGGGTTATTGAAGAAACTCCAACCGCAATAAAAATTAAAAAGTTTATTGGAAGCAGGTGGTTACCTAAAAATGGTATTGGCTTGAGAGTTGAAGTGCTTCCATCCAGAGGAAATGAGAAGGAGGGCTGAGCAAATGATAGATTTTATGAAAGCATTTTTGGTAGGAATCATTGGCGGGGCAATAGGTGTGCTTACAAACTGTACAATCTACTTTTATTCCCAGTTCGTTTTCAAGGTCAATATTCCTAATGATACTTATTCATTTAGATGGGGTTTTTGGATACTCCCGGCCATGCTATTTCTGGCAGGCTTTTACCTTGCGGCGGAGGAGGATAAAAAGGGAAGTAACCATGATTAAAAGTTGTCCTTACTGTAACATGACTACAACAGGAGGGCATAAATGGGATTGCCCTGCAAAGGCGATAGAGGGACAAGTTCCACTGGTTGACGTGAGACAGAGTGACTTGGATATAGCACGGCTCAAACAAGAAGTGGAAGCGCTGAAAAAAAAGATAGAGAAGATTTTGGACTATCTGGGGGTTGAGTTATGAAATTCATTAAAGCCTATAAATGCGCTGATGGATGGTATGTTCAATTAACCCACACCTTTAGCTTTCCCACTGAGCAGGAAGTGCGGGAGTTTATCCAGGAGGAGGAGTTGGCAATTACTATTAAGGGTGATAATATAATAGAAGCCTATAAACCCTTAGAACATAAAAGACAATCCGACAAATAATCCTGGGGCTTGTGCCTGGCTATCCAGCACTACCCCCCCGCCTACTTCTGCCTTAATACTCTGGGTTAAATAATATCCCGCTCCTACCCCCAGAAATGGCCTCTGGGTAGCGATTATATCACCGGTAAGCCTCTGCCACTTAATCACTTGTAAATCCACGCCAAGCCCCTGATTAGTGGCAATAACGCCAAGCCTGGGAGCAAAAAGAGAGCTTGCATTAGATACCGTTAAACTTTCAATTTCCGGCTTTCTGCCGAGATAATCATACTCTCGCCTGGCAACTACGACCTTTAACGGCTTTGACTGCTTAACGCTTTTCTTGACCTCTTTAGGATTGATGGTGATTTCTAAAACTTCTTTAGCCCCGGGAACATTTACCTTTGTTTTGTTAAAAACTTTTTTCTCGGCTTTTACCCATCCCTCTGGGGTAACAGAGCTTATCCCTGCCTGCCTTCCCTGGTGATACATATACAAGCTCCAGCCTACCAGGGAAAGCAAGCCCAGGATAATGAGGGTATTAGGGAAGTGTGAGAGAACCCTTGACCAAAAAAACTTCCCAAATGGGTTAAAATACTCTTTCATTTCTTTTTCTTCTTAACTGCCAAGAATCCACTTCTCCATGCAACGTTCCAGGAGACAACA